CGCCCATCCCGGTGTTTACGCCGAAGTTGAAAACCGATTCCGCAACGACTTGATTCGTGATTTCATCGCCTCGTAAACGATCCCAAAACTTATCTTTATAGAATCCACGTACCATTCCAGTAAGGAGCGGATTGTTGATTTCTTTGTGGTCAATGAGGTTCCAGCCGCCCCACTGGGGGTTTTTGTTTCTCGCAATTCCAGCATAAGTCATCCCTCCGGTGTCACCGGGAATAGTGTGTAAGACGTAGCCGCCTTCGTCGCGGATCATTTTTTCAAAAGCAGCGTTGAAGTCAGCCATTAGTACCTACTTACATCAATAAGTTGACCACGGAAGTCAATGATACCTTCGGCGTGTTTGCTGACCAGTTCAGGCCAAAGCGGCTTGCTGTCCTTCATGGTTATGACCGCAAACCCTGAACGCCAGTTGACGGGGCCGTCTTCAAGGTAGTCAATGAACTGCGGCCCATCCGTTTCGGCCAGCGTCCCGGTGTCTACTCCCCAACGGACGCCATTGTAATCCGAAAACGCCGCGACTTTTAAACTGTGCAGGTGTCCGGTAATGATGGTTGTACCGGCAGCGACTGTATTGTTGTGCGTTGCGTGAACGCCGCCTTTGTAGCGATGCTTGACCACTACGCTATCTGACAACCAGCAGGACCAGCACGGATGCCACTTGGGGAAATGGTCCTTAAGCGCCGTACCGCCGACCCCTTCAAATTGGGGTATGGCCTCAGATAAGCGCGTCTCAAATCGCGAGTCATGGTTACCTAGCGGCCAAATCAGTTGTGTGTGATGGCGGGCCTTCTCGCAGGCGTCTTCAATCTCTTTAAGTGCTTCCTTGCAAGCGTCAAGTTCTTGCTTCACGTTTGGGACTGCGCCCCAATTTATTCTAGGATGTCTGCTGATTGAACTTCCGTCAAAAATATCGCCGTTGGCGATTACAACGTGCGGTTTGAGTTCGTTTATTGCCCATAACAGGCCCTTAAAAGCAGTTGACCTAATTCCCGGCCAAAAGTGGGCGTCGGAAAAAATTAGCGCAATACCGTCAGTCAGGCCAGCTTCGTGTCTGGCTTTTTTGATATGGATTGGTTTACCAATTGCCAGTTTGATGTTTAATTTGCTTTCTAAATTGCGCCGCCGAGTGTGCGCGCGGCGTTCAGAAATGCCAGCAATTCTTGCTACTTTAAGTGGTGATTTGTGCTCTTCCCACAACCGCAAAAATTCTTCGTCGCTGATTTTTTGTGGTTTCATTCTTCATCCTATTAGAAGAACCACATCAAATAGCACAGTTTTGTTGCGGTTGGGTGACCCCCCGAGGTCATCGGGGGGTCTAACTATTACTCGTCGGTCTGCTCGTCGATTTCTTCTTCTTCGGCTTCGACTTCTTCGTCATCAGCGTGGGCTTGGAAGAGTGCGTCAGCGGTTGAAGAGAAAAGCGAGGAAAGGGTGAACTCGTTAATGTTTGCTGCTTTAGCAACCAAGAACGCCACCGAGAACAGCGCGTTCAGGGCGTCAACTGGCTCAGAATCGTTGATCGCGGAGAGGATGTCATCTTTCATGTCAGGCTCCAGAAAAAGGAACTTCATCTTACGAACTATCGATTACCGTTTAATGAACTTTCATTAGCATCGTCAGCAGCATCATAATGATCGCCCCGCCGCCCGTGATCAAGATCTGCTCAAGGCGCTTGATCCGCGCGTGGATACCGCGCGTCTCTTTCTCGATACCTTCGTACCGAATCGCGCAGATGTCAACGTGGGCGTCAATTTTGTGATCGACTTCAGATAATGTAACCATCATGGGGCCAAACTGTTTTCGTTTCCGGAATAGAGAGCGTTTAACGCCCCCCGACTTGCAAACGCTGGCACATTTGCGCCAGCACTCTCAACTACTTTTGGCCGCGCCCCAAGACGCATTTGATTAGCCAGTCGGTTAATTTCTTGTTCACGCCGTATGGTAGCCAACTCACGCGCGGCGTAACCAGCGCCAGCGGTATACGCGCCGAACGGGCTTACAACAGTAAAGATAGTCGACGCGGGTGTCAGCGGCGTGAACTTTCCTAACGTGCGAAGGATGTTCTGTGTAGTTCCACCTTTAGCGGCGACTTTAATAGCTTCCTGTTCATCTGGCGTAAAGAACCGCATTTTCTTTTCGTTCTTAGCCAGCGCCGACAACTGCGACGCCATGTTCCCTTCCTTGCTTCCTTGGGAGATATCGGCGCGTTCAATGATGTCGGTAATAAGTTCGCTTTTTTTCATTTTGGCGTAGTCGGACTTGGCAGTTTTCCAAGCCTCAAGCGCCGCAGGATTGCGCACTATCAACGCTTTGTTGGGTGCGTTTAAGAGATAATCATCAAACTCATCCAATACCCTACTCGCGACCAAACGCTCTTGAGGGTCTGGACTTTTAGCCGCGCCCCCAATTACTTTTCTAAGTGCTTGCAACTCAACAATATCTTTTGGCCGGTCAGACTTAAGTTGCGCCATCACCGCGTCAATTTTAGGTGACAAACCTTCAGCATAACCAACTTCAGACCGCAGTTTGCTAGGCAACGTGTCCATGTGCTGATTAAATTCTTTTCTAAAGAACTGAAAACCAGACTTATCTAACACGTTATACGCCGCGTCAGACTGCGCTTTTAGCTGTTCAGTTGACGGAACTGTTTCACGTTTTGTAGGCCGCAGACCCGCCGCGCCGCTAACCGCAGTTCCTGCGAGTAGGCCCGCTAAGGGGTTATCCGTTACTTCAGTCACACCTTGCGCCGTAGTCGCCGAAACTGGCGCGGTGACAATCTGACCAACCGGCGCGCGAGCAGCTTCTTTACCCGCTGCTCCAAACATTCCGGGCATCGCCATAGCGCCGCGCCCAGTTGCTACCGATCCAACAGTACCCGCAAGCGCGTTAGTAGCCGCGCCAAGTACGCGTTCACCAGAAGATTCTGGGCGAGGGCCTGGGAGAAAGTTTGAAATGACTTGAGATGGCGTTCTCAAGTTACTGTCGGCAAGACGGTTGTAACCTTGAACTAGAGCATCAGCGGCGGGTATAGCCAAACCACCAACCAAGCCACCTACCGCCGCGCCAACAGGGCCAAAAGGCGCGCCCATCAGCGCGCCAGCGGTTGGGCCAATCATTGCTTCGCTTGCAGATCTCCCTACGATACCTGATTTTCGTACTGCTTCTTCGCCCATCGACGGTTTGGGCGCAAGAAAATCAAGAATTTCGTTTGACTTGTACCCAGACGACAACGCTTCGCTTACGCGCTTGTCGTTTTGCTTTAAGAAGTCAACGATCTCATCGTCGTTGTAACCGCGCCTCCGCGCGGTGTTGATCTGCTCGCGGAATTGTTCACTCATGGTTTTTTTGCACCAAAGATAGTTTTTAACCCAGCTAACCTATCTTTTTTCTCTTGCTCAGATACAGATTTACCTTCCCCAAGCGCTTGCGGCATGACCGCAGTCGGAGTGTAGTATTTGTATACGTCAACGGCAGCAGGGTCGGTTTTCATCGTACCCATCAACGTCTGATGGTTAGACCACAACCGGCCAGCCAAACGCTGCGATACATTAACAACAGTCTGAAGTTCCGCAAGGGTCATGTCGCCAATATCGCCAGACCGCGCGCGTTCCAGCAACTTGGTTTCCGCGTCCGTAATCTGACCTTGACCTTTCAATTCGGCGCGGCTTTGCAAAGTCAGGTCAGCCATACCTTGAATAGCGGTACGAGTGGCTGTCAATTTTTCCTTATCGCCAACACCGGCTAATTCAAGAACTTGAGCAAACTTAGTTCTTACGCCCGCGAGCGGACCTGCGATTACGTTGCCTGAGTTAAGGGCTTCGCGTACAGAATTTGCGGCGGTCATCATTTCCGTAGCGCCTTCAGCTTTTCCTAGAGACGCTTCGGCGCGTTGACCAATCGGCGTGGCTAAACTTTTTCCGGCGGGGGAGGTAGTAGCGCTGACGTTTATGTTTGTACTAGGCTTATTAAGTCTTTGAAATTCAATAAACGCCGCTTTTTGTTCGGGCGTCATATTCATGAACGCATCAAACATTCGTTGATCTGCTGGCGTTCCTTCTGGCGCAGGAGGCGTCAGCATGGAAACGTCGCCCAGCATCAGCAATCTGTTTGGCTCAATAGTTTGCATTTTCCTTAAGGAATTTACTTGATCGCGGGCTTGTTTTGCCGCTTCTTTAAATTCTTTAGGGTCTCGTAACGCTTGAATTTCGTAGTATCTAGCAAATTGTTCTGCTCTTTTTAACTCGTCTTGTATTTTTCGCTTAAATTCTTCAGGAACCAAAGCATTAGTAGGCGCCGCAGCGGCCGGCGCAAGATTATTTCCGCGTTCAGCAGTTCCTACAGTAACCCCTGCCATTCCCGGCGGCGCATTTTTAAACGTGCCGGGAGCAGCGCCTTCTGGCCCTGTTTCAAGCAAAGAAAGTTGCGGCGCAATAACTCTTGACGTTGTTGCGCCTGTTACGGGTTGGTCTGGTTCTTCTGGGTTAAGTTTTTTGTACTCAGCTATTCGATCAATACGATCAAGATGTTCTTGGATAGCGCCCGCAGCTTGCCTAATCTTAGCGTTTGGATGAGCAAGCATTTTTGGTATTGCTACCCGCAGTTCTGGCCCTCCCTCTTGTTTAATTTGATTTTGTATATCTGTCAAAAAGGTTTTAGATTCGTTTTCACTTGCCAAATCTTGCTCACGGATTTGGCGCGCCGCTTTAGCATTTCTAAGTTGTTCCATAGCAACGGCATCCTGCAAAGGATCCGGCATATTGAACTTGGCTGGCTGGTAAGCGTTGACGATTGATGGGTCAAGAGGTCGGAGTGCCATGATTGCCTCTTAGTATGGGTTGCCGACGCCGCCGGGAATTACATTGCTAGTGTAGCTAGGCGTGGCTGCGTAAATTGGCGCGCCCCCACCACTACCATTGCCATACATTCCAGCCAACGCATTTGTACGTTGCCCGTACTGATACATCTGCCCAGCTTGACCAAGCGCGCTAGACAATGCGTTGGCCCCACCAAGATACCCAGACGCGCGGGCGGTTCCAATATCTTGAAGGTTTTGACCCGTCTGTGCGCCAAACGCGCCAGCCGCGCCGGTCAAAGTATTAGTAGCAGTTTGACCAATACCGGCTAAAGATTGCAGCGGATTTAATTGTGCGTTGCGTTCAATCTGGTAACGGTTAAATGCGTTTTGGTACTCTTGCGAGGCGAGGTCTTGACCGTAACGCTGCGCCCCTTTGAGAGTAGCGCCAGACAACAGACCGCCCCGCGCCGCAGCCGTACGGTCCAACGCTTTCATTCCTTCAGACAGCCGGAAAGCGTAGCCAGGATCGGCTTGGTACTGTTCCATACCAAACTTGGTATAGTCAGATAGAGGAATCAGCTTGTTGAGCGCAGTTTCTCCTGCTTTGCGCCACGGTTCCTGCAATTCAAGTTGCTTGTTGAACATCCGTTCTTGAGCATCTTGCGCGGCTTGAGTGGCTCGCGCCTGTGTATCAGCAGCATTTTCTGCTGCTTTAGACCCCATGTATCCAGAGACAAGAGAAGCCGCAGCTATCATCCAAGGCATTTCAGTACTCCTTTTCCAGAATTTGCTTTACATTTGCAAACTCTGTCATGTTTGCTGGTTGGATCAGCGTGTCGTCAATTTCGTTTTCGTCGGTGCAATCTGTAGCGTGAATGCAGTACCAAACAGCGTCGGTCAAAGTTTTAACGCCGTGGTGTTTGTTAGCTTTAATCGTAAAACACGCGGGGGCGCTTATGACAGACGTTTTTCCATCCACCACAACTTCTACAGATCCACTAGCCAAAATTGAAAGATGGTCATACTTGTGGGCGTGCTGAACTAACACATGACCTGCCGGTATGCGTGCTTCTTTGGCGTAGACACCGGGGCTAAAATAATGTTTGATCAAGTGATCTCCCGCCCGTTAGCCCGGATGTTGATCGCTGACGCTGTTCCTGCGATAGTACTGATAAAGCCGCTAGGCGCAAGCGCAGCGCCAGTAATCTCAGGGAACGTGTACGTCTCCGATGGTTGTAACGATTTGGTTTTAACAATCAAGTTTTGATTGCCCGCCGCGTCTGCCCCCGTAACCAAGTTGACGCTGATCGTCGCCGTTGCTGCGCTAAAGTTGGTTGCCGTGAACTTGTCAATAAGCGCAGTCACACCATTAGCGGTGTACTGGGTCGTCTGGCTATTCTCAGCCAACTTTGCCGGGATTAAAACTCTTACGGATACTGTCATGGTTGCGCTGCCTTATACGCCAAAACCAGCGCGTCGTAGTCGCCGCCGATCTGAGCCTTGAGTACGTCCCGAATCCTGTTACATTTACTCTGTTCTGCTTTTTCGGTTCTCACCAGCGAACGTAAACGATCACGGTACTGGTAGTCGCTGATTGCTTGAACGTCGTCTTCTGACAACGAATGCGGCAACTCCTCGATTTTCACGCCCTTGAACGCTACCCAATCCACCGGCCAGTCACCAGACGGAAGTGCAAGTAGCATAGCAGAATAGTTGTCAATGTTCACCTGATACGCGTAGATCTCCATCTCGCGGTAGTAGGCGTTCATGATTGTTGAAGCCAGTTTTTCGTCGTTAGTAATCATCTTGATTGGTCGGAAAAAGATACGGAATTTGAAATATCTAAAGGCGTCGCAGGACTTGAATACACTGAACCAAACCCCCCAGAAGTCCACGGGTAGACTCTAGTATAAGGAGACGCTGCCGCTATAGCACCGGCGATTTCTGTCCCCGTGCTAGACCATGACACTGCTCTTATGGTTTGTAATATGGACGGGCTTGAGTACAAAGAACCAAAGCCAGAAGACCATTGGTACACTTTTAAAGGCGCTGGGGTTGCGCTATTTCCAACCGCAACTTCAGACCCAGACGGGGAAAATCTAACCCCAAATACCGCCCCTCCAGCAGAGGTTGAAGGATTAGCGTACCTTGTACCAAACCCAGAAGACGTTACAGGGTATCCAGAGAGCAACGGAAACAAGGTGTTGCCAATTACAATATCATTGGTAACAGGGTTAAAAGATATGGTTCCTGGGTTGCTACCCTGTCCGGGAAGCGTGGCGGGGTTTGCGTATTTAGTGCCAAATCCAGTTGCCGATGACCACGGAAACAGAGAAATTACTGGGTTTGATTGTTGACTAAACGCAACTTGCGTATTGTCACCATTTAACGTGACGCCAGTAGAAGAATCAGAAGAATTTAATGCGGTCCCATTTGCATATTTAGATCCAAACCCAGTTGTTTGATCCCATGCCCATGCTTGTGGGTAAGATACGCTTGCGGAGTTTGAGGTAATAATTGCGTCAACATTATTAGTCCAACTAAACCCTGCGGGGCCAGAACCTGATGGGCTTAATGGGCTAGCCGCGTTAGCGTACTGCGTTCCAAAACCAGCAGCAGACCATTGCCATACAAAGAAAAAAGGCGACGCAGTACAAGATGCCGAAATATTTGAGTTATTTTTAACGAAAGAAACTTGGTTAATTGCGTTAGAAATTGTTGGTGCTGTAAAACTAGACCCAAACCCTGTTGTTGAATCCCAATTGTAAGCAGAAATTCTTTTGCCTACTGTAGGGCCACCGTAAGCAATATAAATTGACGGGACAACAGGCGCAGCCGCATCTCCGTAAGTAAACATTCCCAGAAAGCCGCTCATGTCACGCCCAGGCCAAAGACGTACCAAGTGTCAGTTGCGACTTTGATCATTGTGGCAACGCCGTTAGACGCGACAGATCGGTTGCCGGTTGATGTTGAGTTCGCAAGTTTGAGCGTAACGCCCGATCCGGCTTGAATAACCAACGCCGTGGCGTTACTGACCACACTAATAACCGTACCAGTCTCAAACGCCACGCTACTGTACGGCGGTACGGTGACGTTGCCGGTCAGGTAAAGATGTTTGGCGCTATCTGACAACACCAGCGTGCCGCTGGCATTGCTTGATTGCGGCATTGTACGAAAACCAAACCCGTACAAGTTACCGGCGCTGTCTTTTACCGTTGACCCGCTATCTAAACCAGTAATGGTTTTATTGGTAAGCGTTTGCGTGTCAGTCAGCGTAACAACTGTGTTGTCAATGCTGATTGTGCCGGTCGATACAATTGGACCGCCAGTTAGGCCCGTCCCAGTATCAACCCGAGTGACACCGGTAGAACTTGGCTGATTTACCGGCCCAAGTTCAAGCGAGTTAATACTATTGTAGATTTCATCAATTTGTGGCCCGACTGGCGAATAACTTAACTCTTCAGCCGTAATTGAGCTAGTCCCCGCTCCGGTTAGATTAAATAAGTTAAAGAAAAATCTGTACCATTCACGCGACATTAGCCCAGTACGCGGGTCAATAAAATCAACCCGAGGCGCGGGGATCTGGGTAATGTTGTTGATGACGGGCATTAGGCGGTTGTTCCACTCAAATGCAGTTCAGCCCCCATAATTGCAATCTTGACCGGATCTGTGCCGGACAATTCGTAAACTCGGTCACGCAGTTTAAGTGTCATGCCCAAGCGCCGCCAGAACACTCGATGCCCGTAAACGCCAATTTTTCCAAGCGGTGACCAGTGTTCGTTTGACCAAGTATGACCAGCGTCGTCTGACCAACGCAACATGACTTGCGGATCAAATCCAAGCGTATAACCATCACCTTCAACGCTGACCAAATAGTCACCGCTTTCTGTGATCAAATAAAAATCACTTTCAGTCACCAAATATGTTGGATCGTTTCCATTTCCACCGTTTAAGCCAACGCCGCTTTGGCAATCCAGTTGTAGGCTATGGTGCGCTGTACGGGTTAGGTTATTCTGTCCTGTCGGCAACGCCCGCCAAGAACGCAACCATTTTTGCTGCGCTCCGTTGTCAGCGTAAACGTCTAGGTCAAACGCATACAGATTGCCGTTTTCATAGTCGCCAACAACAATTTGGTTGTTAAACGCCATCTGGCAATTGCTGCGATGCCGTAAGAATTCACCATTTTCAAAGCTGGCCCGTTCATGCCACGCTTGTGTAGATACGTCATACACCCAAGTTGCGTTAGCTGACGGAAACGTCAAAACATAAAAAGAATGACCTTCTTGCTGGTACGTGTAGGCGATTGCATCGCTAATGTTGCCGTATTGGGCAATTGCGTATTCAATTGCGTGGGTGCTAATTCGCTGGCCCGTGTAGCCGTTGGCGCGGTAGACAATGCCTTGGCCGCGAGCATCCGCGCCTAACCAAAACAAACCGTTGTCTAATTTGGCAACTGAATATGTTGCAGCGCAACCAATTTCATTATACGCGCCTTGAATACGTTGCAACGGGAAGTCTGGATTACCCGCGTCGTACCAGACTTCAACCGAATTGGTCCCAAACAACCACGCTTCACGGTGGTCAACAATCATGCTAACAAGATTGTCGGGCGATCCTTCGGCGCTGGCAAAATCTAACGGGTCAATTGAAGTTCCGTCTAATAGCGTAGTCACCCAGATTTTTTGGCTATTGGGTTCAATGAAAACAAAATATCCGTCAAGATAACCAACGGTCAAAGCGCCGGGAAAGTCTGGATCTATTATTTGTTGAAATGCGTTGGTTTGCGAGTTGTAGATGTAGCTTGGTCCACCGCAAGCAATAAACAACTGGGTTCCATTGTCAACCATGCTGACAGGACCAGTGCCGGTTACTGTACCCAACAACGTCGCAACGTAATTAGTTGCGATGCTGTAAAGTTCTAAACCGCTAACAACATATCCAACATTGTTAAACGTCCACAGACCGCGAATTGGGCCAGTACCAACGGTGCTAAGAAGACGCAGCCCAGGCGCTCTGTTTAGAAATGCGGGTTCTTTACCGCCTTCTGGCACAATCTCAGGGAAGAGATTGACCATGCGATTGTCAGCGGCGTTGATGCTCCGAGCAACATACGCCGATCCCAGAATCGGCGTTTTCATCAGTAGTTACCGGCGTAGACGTTGAACCGCTGGCGCGTTGCAACTATTGCGTAAGGCATTGACATCACATCGTCAGGGTTGTTGATGCGCTTCAGATTGCGCTTGCTA